AACTCCCAGTAACATTTCCAGTTACATTTCCTTCAATGGTTGCTACAAGTGTTCCAGTAGATATGGTTAGATCACCAGTAGCACTTGGAGTTGAAGTCGTTGTTCCTAATGTAAATTTATCAGCAGATTCGTCCCATATAATTGCAGCATTATCTCCTGTGCTACCTCGTTCTATGATTAAACCACTATCATTAGCATTAGAACCTGACCCACGATTTAATCCTATAATATTATCTGATACATCTAAATTTGTTTGGTTTACAGTAGTGGTTGTTCCATTAACTGTTAAATCTCCTGATAGAGTGATACTTGCCCCTTGTGTTGTGCCAGTTAAGGTTGGAGCAGCTAAAGTTTTGTTTGATAAGGTTACTGTATTGGTTAGAGTTACATCTCCTGATGCTGTTAAGTCAATAGCACCATCACCTGCATCATCATAGGCAGCAGATAAATTAGTATGACTTGCATTGGTAACCAACATAGCACCAACTGTATCTTGTATATATTCTTGTAAAGTGTCTGAACCAATATAAAGTGTAGTTGATACTTTAACTTTATTACTTGCAATCTGTAGGTCTGAAGCTGTGCCATCACCATCATATAAAGTGCGAAGTGTTCCATCTATTCCCCCAGTTTCTCCAGTATGGATCAGTTGAACATATCCCTGATTGACAGGTGTGTTTCCAATATTTGTGTTAGCACTCATTAATCAATATCCAATTCTTTGTATAATTTTTTATCAGTCATTCGTTTTACTCCCCTACCAATATCATCAGAAATAATTGTAGGACTACTGATGAGTCGTTTTACTTTATGGTTGGGGTTGCATTCAAATTCGGTTGGGCATTTCGTTAGTTTTTCATCATGAATGCCTTGTATGTAGTCAAAAACCTTTCCACACTCGCATTTATATTCGTATAATGGCATCTATTTCCCTTCCAAATTACTTTTTAATGGTAATATAGGGGTAAAATAAATTACCCCCATATTTAACCTGTTTTCAACTATCCTTATGGATTATTGAAATTCACTACTGGTAGTGAAGTGCTTGAAGCCCCATGAGATAGAACTGCTCCGAAAAGAACATCAGCAACTACTGAAGTTGCTAAATGATCAATATCGTAAGCACTTTGCACTCTTGGTGCTACTTGTTGTGCGAAATACACACCATTTCTATTGAAAATAGTTGCACTTTCGTCACCTGTTCCACCATCATCGTCCCAATCAACACTTGGAATAATATCCATGCCATAAGCTTGGATTACTTTTCCTGAAACATTAGGATTAACAGCATCACCTCTCTTTTGAGCTTCTGTGAAGTCGCCTAAAGATAGTAATGACATATAGAATGCTGGAGAAGCATATAAGAATGTATCTCCATCTGTGTAATCATATCCAGCATCTAATAGTTTTTGCAAACCACTTCTTACTAAAGCAGTAGTTGCAGTATTATCTGCTGATAATGTTACATCATTACCTGTAGCAGCTTGTAGAATATCTACTGCGATGTAGTTTTCTACTTTCTTTGCTAAAGCATAACCCATTGATTGAGCATAAGCATTGAATAAATCTGCAGATTCTTGAACCTTCACGATGTCATCAATTCTTTTTGCTTCGTAATGATGTTGGTTAACTGTTAAATCAATTTTCCCATCAGTATTGTTTGTATAAGTTACTGCAGTTCCTGCTGTTTTTGATGCAGCAGTTTCTTCAGTTACTTTAGGGATATGTAGTATGTCGCCACCACCTGATAGCATTGAAGAGAAATCTAATACTCTATTTTTTAGATCAAACTTTCTTTCAGCATAATCTAAAATAGCATCTCTCCAAAGTTCAGGTATAAAATTGGCAGCAGTGGTTGGTGTTACATTTCCATCAGCCATTTTTTACTCCTTAATTTTGATACCCATCTACAATCTGTTGCCAAAGTTTAGGATTCTTCTTTGCTTTTTGTCTATCTTCTTCAGATAAATCAGCAAATTTAGTGTTTCCTGCAAACTTCCCTGAAGAAGTTACTTCTTTAGCATCACTTACTTGCACTTTACTTTTACCCAATCTTTCAATGTGCTTCTCTAATTTAATTGTAGATAAGTCTTGATATATTTCTTGATCGTCTTCTGAAAGTTGGGACAGCAAATGTTCTCTTCTTTGTTTTTCCTGCATCTCAAACTTTTCGACTTTTGGTTTGAGTGCTTCGTTTTCAGCTTTTGTGCTTTCATACAAAGTTTTGAACTCCTCTTTTTCTTCAAGTTGTTTTTGTTCTTGAAGTTTCTGATTGTCTTTGAGTTCTTTTAACTCGGCTTCTGCTGTTTGAGCCCTTTGACGATATTTCTTGCTTTCTGCAATTAAATCGCCTGTGTTATGATCCTGTGTAGGAGTTTCGGCTACTGCTTCTGTTTCTACTATTGTTTCTTCCACTACTTGTGTGTTTTCTTCGGACATTCTGCCCCCTTCTGTTATTTTATCGTTGTTGTTTTGGATACATACTTTTTAATGTTTCTATCCAAAAGTTCTTTGCCGAATCGTTCGGCTATAAATTCTTTATTCTTGTTAGACAAGTCATAGATGTCATATCCTCTTTTCTGATTGCCTAATACTATCTCACCTCTATCATAAGTTATGATTGCAGTATCAGTCTTTCCTGATGCTCTCATGCCTCGTAAAGTTCTACCAGTTAATCTCATATTCACAAATGATGTAGTAGTGTCTGTAGATTGTCCTTTGTATGCTTTTAATTTACCACTTCTACCTTGCATACTATTGGCTTTGTATCTTTTGTAGGTATCGTTTTTATATCCATACCCACTCTTACCATTTTGGAATTTACCCTCACTTGCATCAAGTGTAATTTTATCAATAGTGTCTTGTGCTAACTTGCTCATTACTTTAGAGTTCGGTTTGACTACTTGGTCTATTCTCATACTCTAATCCAATCGTGTCTGCAATTATATCCACCTCTATTGCCAAAATCTACATAACCCAAAGCATCAATTTCTTTTCGTGTTAAAGGTGGTTCTTGCAATGCTCGTTGGCATACTTCTCTTGTTTTGTTATCGCTTACACCAACATATTGAAATCTAACTTCAGGAAATTCCTCAAATGCTTTGGCTCTTGATGTGTTAGAGAATCTTGCAAAGGCATCGCCAATCAAGAATGAAGTTTCACTGCTACTAATAAAAGTGCCTACACCAAATCCAGTTGCAAGTCCTGACACAATTTGTGCATTAGTTTGTCCAGTAATAATACCCCTTAACATTGCATTCTTTAATTGGTCTGCATACTGCCTTGCTTGTCCTGTAAGATATGTCATTTCAAAATCTCTTAATTGTCTTAATGTTTCAATACTTACTGCAGGAACTCTTGCTAATTCTCTACGACTTAATTCAGCAAACACCGATGCTATTTGGTTATCATAAGCATCGCTTACTCTTTGTAATAATCTACCATACCCTAATCGTTCCATTTCGTCAAAGAAATCTATTTGTTTAGCAAGTCGCATTAATTCTGTATCAGACACTTGTGTAAGTCCTGCTACAAGATTATCCAACTTATCAATTAACTGTTGTTGGATATTTGCTATCTCTCTGTTGAAAAAATCTAAATTAGCCAACTTGGTTTCCTATTTTATCAATAATAGATTGTGTTTCGTCTTGTTCTTGTGGTTGTTCAGCATCTATTTGTTCTACAATGCCTTGTATTTCTTCTTCTTGTAAATCAGGGTTTTTCTTTCTTAAATAACTTTGTCTTGTTTCAATATTGTTTTGAAATGCCCAATCATAGTATTTGATTTCTTCATCTTGACTCATAGGCACTTCTCTTTCAGCAAAGTCTATACTGAATTGATCCCCTAAATTAATCCCACCTGATACTTCACATATTCGTTGTGCAATCTTGAATTGTTCTTTCTCAAATGGTCTATAAATTTGTTCTATATCACTACGAAGTGAATCCATTAAATCTAATTGGCTCATTTTCTTTGATAATCCACTTTCTTGTTGTGAATTAGTCCAGTTAATCTTGACATTATTTGCTTGTGCAATACTATCTACCATATACTTGGTTGATTCAATCATGGCTTGGACATTCGCATTCGGAGTTGCATAATTAAAGTTAGCACCTTCAGGTAATACTAATGCTTTATCTTGTCCCATACTAATTCGTTGTTCAGTATCTAATCCTGTAAAGACTGGTTGCCCTAATTGAAACCTGCCATGCAAAGCTAATTCAGTCAACATAATATTCACACTTCTCATGCCATTGACAAGATCACTTGCCCCTTCTCTAAAGAAATCTCTTGTGTATGGGTGTCTATGTGCTATGTTAAATGGTAAGACATCACCATAAGGGTTTCTATCGCCCTCTATCATCGAAGTAATCTTTCCTTTTGAGGATATACAGAAGTGTTTTCCTTCCATGTCATCAGTATCTTTACTCCAAAACATATACTGTGCATCTTCTGTTCGTGCTTGTAATTGGCTTTCTGCTTGATAAATAATAGCAAATGGTTCATCTTCGTTTGGTCTAAAGAATGGTGTAAAGAAGTGAATAGGACGATACTTTAGTTTCTTTGCATTGTCGTCCCAATGAGTATAGAGTGCTTCTGTTCCTAATAGATAAGTCAGTTGCTCAAATTGTTTCATGAATGAGTCTAAATCTCCAATGACTTCGTTATACTTATCGTTATATCTTACTGGTGCTTCCTGATATACTAATGCTCTACGACTAATGATTGCACGAACTAAATTGATATACATTGGTGGTATTTGAGATAAACTATCGCTATCGAAATATCCTTTAATGTCTTGTTCCAGGTTGATCCCTTCATAGTAGTCTAATAATCGTTCTCGTTCTTCGTGTTCTTTTTGCACTCCCTCTTGTATGGTGTCCATAAGCAAGTCATGTAGCATCTTTTCTGTTAAATTATAAATAATCATGATTCATACCTTTTATAAAATTTATTATCTTGGGTTTCCATATACTTGTCTTGAAATTCCTTGATTAGTTGTTGATTTAATTCGTCTTCCTTTTTACTTAATTGATAACCCCATATCATTGCACCAATAAATGATATGATAATTCCTACACAAAGTCCTAATATAAACATTACCATTGGATTGAAGTTCCTTGCCCTTTAAATCCATAACGATATTCAATAGGATACATTAATCCATCTAAAAAGTGTGATAAGGTTTCAGTCTTTAGTATTTGCCCATTCTCTACTGTGCATAATTCTAAATCCCTTATCGTGATTC